CCTTGATTCTTTAATCTGTCGTATAACATACTAAATGCATTATCACTTGATTGTTCAAACATAAACTGAACCATATTATGATATGGTACTTGATACAATGCAGATTTATCTTCTTCATCGCCTGGTAAAAATCCTATGTCTCTTGTTGGAACAACAGAACGAATAATGATTACATTCTCATATTTGGTTTTAGGGTCTAATACTTGTTCTAATGCAAGGTAAAGTGATATAAAAGTTTTACCAGTTCCAGCTGCACCAAACAAAAATAAATTCTTATTCTCTTTTCTCCAAGCATTAAATACTACCTTTTGATTATCTGTAATTGGTTTTACAGTAACTAAATTATCTAATTTAATATCTTGTTTCTTACTCATCTCGCATTTTCCTTATATATAAAAAATTATTACCTAAATTATCTTGTGCAGTTAAATCACCCTCACTATCTATTGCAAGTCCAAAATAAACATTTTCTGCAATTCCTATTGTTCCTTCGTAATGAAAAGATGAGTCATCAAAATGAATATCAACCTCATCAATATATTCTGCTGGTATTTCTGCTCTGGTTAATTGGTCAAATTGCATACCACTATAATTTGGATGCCAAATTTGAAATTTAGTAATTCCAGGCTTTATTATAGGTTCTTTAACCTCAATACTACCTTTTGTTTTATCTGTTTTGAGAACACTTGGTGCAGAACAACCACCAGCTGCTTTGATAAATTTTGTAGTCATAAATTTATTACCATAATTATCTTCTGCAATCACTCTCAAATATCCATATGCATTTACTCTAATGTTTGTTTCAACATATGCAGGCATATTATTAAATTCAAATACTGCACAACATGGTGTTGGATTTTCATCAACAATCAAAGTATATTTTACTATACCAGGCGATTTTGTATATATTTTTATTGGAACATTCGCACCATTTAATGCACGATAGGGTGCTTCAATAAAAATAAAATCACTACCATCTTGTATTTCTTCATCTCCAAATACTACTTCTTTAATCCATTCTTCCCAAGAAAAATGAGTTGCAGTTTGTGTTGCATTTGGACTTAGTAATAATATAAAAATTAAACTAAGTACGATTTTTATGTTTGTCATAGGCCCGTTTTGCTTTTAACTTCCTTATGGTTTTTTTACCATATCTTTCTGCTAAAGGACTATTTGGGTGTTTATCTGCGATTTTATGAAATACTTCTTTCATACCACCATCACCCATTTCACTACGACTTAATCCACTTACAATATTCATACCAGTGTATGTTGTTTGTATATGTGGATTATCTTTAAGATATAACAACTTGTCCTCATATGACATTATTTCGTCATATATCTCACCAGTTTTGTTATTTTTAAACTCATATCTAGGCATACTATTATTTATCTTTATTAAATCCATATTCATCAGTAAGTTCTGATTTTAAATTATCTGCTCTGTTTTGTATGTAATCTTTTGCAGTATAAACATAACCCATATCTTCTGGGCCATTGTCTTCAATAAACTTATCTGCAATTCTTACTTCTTCAAGTAACCACAATAATTTGTCAAGTTTAGTTGGTCTTTTCATCTTTAAGTTCCCTTATTGTTTCATTTAAATTTTTAATTTTAATATATAAATTTTGTACTTGTTTTTGTAGTTGGTATATTTCAAACTGATACAATTCGTCTTTACCAAGCCAATTCTTTTTTAACTCTGTTCTTTGTTCTTTTACTTTTTCTTCTTCTAAATATTCTAAATCACTTTTAGTAACATGGTCATTAATCATATCCCAATATCCTTTTTTTGAAACCATTTTGGTATTTCCCTATTTTTCCAAGTTGCAAATCTAGTCTTCTCTTCTATGTAGTAGTTCTTATATGCAGCTAAAGGATTATTAGGTATTTTACAATATTCTGGCATACATTGAGGCATCTCAGTAACCTCTGGTGACATATTGATATTTTGTGGTAACATATTTAAATATGGTATTCTATCTTCTACTGAATGTCTTGTACCATATCTATATGTAAACTCTTTTAATAAATGTTTTAGTAAGTGTAGTAACCAAGAATAATTACCTTTAGTTTCTCTACACCATATTGCAGAGGGGTGTTTCGTATGACACGCTAACATTAAATTTTTATCCATAAAATCCACTGGGTGTTTCCACCTTTTTACATTTCTACCAGTTTTAGATTTACCGACAAACTCTTTTCCGTCTAGTAGTCTATGTGCAGTTGATAATAGTTGTGCATACTCTACACACATTTTTACAGCGTGTTTATCACAATGTTCCAAAGATGCAATCTTTGGGTCTTCATTAATATAAAATATATTCACATTACCCCCTTCTATAAAAAATGTGTCTACCTATTTTTACTGTTTTTTTAAAATGTCTTGACCATTTCGGTTTAACATAGTCAGCGTGATAATACAATGCACCGTCTGTAATGTCAAGTAGTGTTTTGAAATTTGTTGAAACTAAATCCTCTGCAAGTACATATAGTTGATTATATGTGTAGTGGTCTTTTATCTCATCTGATTTACCATCACAATACCAACTAAACTGACACTTATGTTTGATAGGTTTTTTTAAACCTTTTTCTTTTAACCACCATTGTGATATTTTTGCATCTTCTATAACACCACAAATAGTGTTTGGATATAATTCACTTTTTACTCTGTTTAAAACTACATTTGTTACACCTAGAACTCCAGCAGTTCCCTCATTACGAGCTTCAAAGTACATATTTTTTGCAAGACAAGTTATTTCTTTTTTGTCAATATACCTATCGTATTTTGCAATTTCCATATATTGCATAGGCACTTGTCTTTCTGGTCTTGTAATACCAACAATAACAATAAATGTTGCTAATACTGTTGTGAATACTTTAAACACTCTGTACCCCCCTTTTGTATTTTTGAATTGTAGGGAACGGTCTGGTAATCCAACTTGTTCCCTTACAATTCTGGGTTTAGAATAAGTCTTGGTCATCTTCTTTATTCATCATATAAGTGCCAAGAGTCATAAACCCAATTCCAGCGACTGTGAGGATGGAAAGAGTAGTGAGAGAGGCGTCACCATCAACAGCACCAGCCGCAAGAATACTGAATAAAAATCCTAAAATCATATAAAACATAATATACCTATAAATTTAATATTAATAATTATTATAATAACATATTATTTTAATATGTCAACCCTATGCAGATTTTTTATAATCTTTATGATTAACATTTAAAAAATTGTCATCCCAATCAAATGCCTCTTGTACTACTTGTTTTGATAATCCTTTATACTTCTGATGTAATTTTTTATCTTTTGCAAGTATTAAAACTTCTGCTTCACCCTCTTGTAATCCTTCTAACATTTGTACAAACATTGTTTCACATTTAACTTGTTTTAATTTATCATTTCCACCTTTAATAAAATGAAAAAGTTTACCTGCTTCTTGTTCTAATCTTGTATGTTCAGTTCCCTCTGGTGCATCATTTTTAATAAATGGTACATCACCGTCTGGTAATCTCCACACAATTTTAGGGTCAAAACTAGATTTTAAAACCATCTTCAACCCTTCACTTTTGTATTTTCTTAATACATTTATTTTTTTATCTTTAACCTTTGCATTGTTAACCATAGTTAACACTTCGTGTATCAAAGGTCTTACAACATCATATGCCATTAAAAATCTCCTAGTTTTTCAGTTAGCTCTTTTAGTCTGTGTTTCATAAAATAAGGTAATATTTTACTCTTATCTTTTTGGGTAATTTTATCTACCCACTTATTATATATGAGTTCTCCCAACTCATTTGGTATACTATCAAAGTCAATCAATGTTTTGTTCCTTTGATAATTTCTTTTTATCTCACCCTCTGGAATACCATTTTCTTTCCACTCAGTTAATTTCTTTTTTGTTATTGGTCGTTGTCTTAAATCCTCTACAAAAACTGTATCTTGTGATAAAACATTTGGAACTCCATCACCTTTATCACCTCTAATAATATGTTCAAATTTGTAGTGTTCTGGATTCGTATCAACTACATACTTTTTCAAAGTCGGTGAATATTGTTTTATATTTTCTTTTTGATGTAGTTGTATAAAATCTTTATCACCAGATATAATTAATATTTCCTCATACAAGTTTGGTGTAGAAGAAATCTTATTTGATAGAATCGCAATAATATCATCAGCCTCTGCACCATTTATTTTTAAAACTTTATAAGGGAAATTTTCTTCTAACTCATTTTGAATTTTAGTTAGTATATCAAATAACTCATTCCAATTTAAACTACTTTCACTTCTTGCCTTTTTACGATTTTGTTTGTAATAAGGAAAGTAATCTTTTCTCCAACAATATTTATCGTCATAACAAAGTACCAACTCACCAAAATCTTTACTGAATTTTGTTTTATAAGACCTCAAGGAGTTTAGTACCATATGTCTTACTAAATCTTCACTTAAAGGTTCTTCTTTTATCTGTATCATCAAATTACTAATTGTAACTTGATTCATATCAACTAATATCATTTATTCTTTTTTTTGTCC